TTGTGACTTTCAGAAATATCATACCAAGTTTCTATTAATCTGGTACCGTTGCATCTCGGACAATTATTCTTTTGCATTTCCCCAACTTGATCCGAGTGCAACATCTGTTTTGAATGGGACTTTAAGTCCTTCAATTGCATTTTCCATCTCCTTCTTAATTCCTATTATATCATTTTCCTCATTAATTGAAAAGCATAGTTCATCATGGATTTGTAGTAGAGGTTGAAAACCTTTTTTGTAACAATTAATCATAGCTTGTTTTGTTTGATCAGCAGCTGATCCTTGTATTAATCTATTTAACGCTTTATACGTGTATGCTCTTCTAATGTTATTTCCATAAACAGCTTTTGCTTCTTCATATTTCATAGCTTTATTCATACCAAACGTTGCCGGTTCCCACATATTAAACCTGCACTTTCTACCTTTTACAGTTCTAATAAAACCAAATTTAGATGCAGAGTTCATCACCGATTCTGCTAATCTTTTAACAAAAGGCACTCTAGTATGATATTTACTTAACAAATTTTCAGCAGCATCTTTTGATATACCTAATTCTCTTGCTAGTTTAGCCTTACCCATTCCATAGAAAAGACCTAAATTTATTGTTTTAGCATTAGTTCTAGATATACCTGCCATATCAGCAACTATCTGGTGAAAGTCTGCTTCATCACTTTCATATGCTTTTATAAATTCCTCAGCACCTGTAAACTCTTCATTAGTGCTTGCAGCATAATGAGCTACAAGCCTAGGCTCTTGTTGAGAATAATCAAAACTACCCCACTGTTTTCCTTCCTCAGGTAAAAATAAACTTCTAATTTTATTTCCGTACTCTTTATTTCTTGCTGGTATTTGCTGAAGGTTTGGGTTAGAATAACTTAAACGTCCTGATACAGTGCCTCCTTGGTCTGATCTCAGTTGATTAATTTCTGAGTGTATTCTACCTTTGTGTACGTATCTTTGTATGGAGTCTATAAATGTTGAATGGAATTTATTTATTTCTCTTGCTTCTCTTATTAACTGCGCTACTGGGTTATCACAATTCACTAACCAGTTTTGGGTAAAGCTCGGTTCTCCGGTTTTCGGTGTCCGTGGGTAGTCTACACCTATTCTATCAAAAACTTGCGCTACCGATCTTGCAGCCCAAATATCTATATCGAATGTGGTTTCATCTTTTATTTTTTTAAGAACATCACTTTCTTTACGTTTAAACTCTTTTTTAAGGGCATGCGCCTTTTCTTCATTAACACGTATACCTCGTCTTCTCATGTCAATTAAGATAGGCTGCAGCTCCATTTCGAGGTCCCACACATCATGTAAACTTTGTTTATTTATTTCTTGTTTTAAATATTTCCAAAGTTTTAAAGTTAAACCTGCATCCTGTTCGGCATAAAAACCAACATAGCCCGCAGGTAATCTCCATAAATCTTGTTTTGCATCAATGCCCCACTCTTTAGCTTTTTCATTTAAAAATGTTTCGTTTTTTATTTCACCCAAGTAATCCTTAGCACAAGCGTTCAAAGCAAAACTATATCTATTCTCATCGACTATGGCAGCAGCTATCATGGTGTCTACAATCTTACCACGTATCTCGAAACCATTTACCAATAGCCAACCAACATCATAAGATGCATTATGAAATACTTTTGTTGCTGGAGTGCGTAAAACATTTTGCATCCATGCTGTAGTAATCCCAAGATCCATATTACCACCAGCATCATGCGCTATGGGGAAGTACCATTGTTTATCAAACGCAGCCACTGCAAACCCTACAATATGACCGTCAAATGTAGCCCAACCAGAACCCTTTGTTTTTAGATTTGGATCTTTAGTTTCTAAGTCAATCGCTATTTCTGTTGCTTGTGATAAATCAGGATATTCACTAGGACAAACCCAATCACTATCATTATAAATAAAATTTAATTGATGTGTCATTTATTTATTACAATATTTATTACAAAGTATCCAATTGCAAGTATTATTGCTATTGCAATAATGCTCATTAATAACATTCCAAATCCGTAAATTGCTGTCATTTATTTTTTTTTAGCATCTTTTAATTTTAATATTTCTAACTGACAATAATGAATAACTTTTTCTAAGTCTTGGATACCGTTCTTCTGCTTATATCTGCACACGTATTTTATAACGTTCCCTTGAAAAAACGTGAGCTCATTTTTAGAGATAAATTCATATGGTTGTATGACCATATTTTTGTAATGGGATCCTCCAATTTGTTTGT